CTGATATTGATTTACCACCGATGAAGAGAGCGCAAGCAGAACAGTGGATTTCATTTTTAATAAGTTTGCGTGGCCCATTCGGAACATTTTATCTGTATGATCCCGATGGGAGAACGCCCCAAGGAACCGCAACAACCTTAACTGTGAGTGGTAACACGGGTCAAAATTCTGTAACAGGTGTAAGCAATGGGACACTTAAAGCGGGTGATTACTTTCAAATAGGCAATGGATCATCTTCAAGGCTTTATAAGGTTCTTGTTGATAAGACTGCCGGATCAAACACGATGGAAATATGGCCATCCTTACGGGCAGATGCTTCATCTGCAAGCGCTGATCTTACAGATGCGAGTGGAGTATTTATGCTTGAGGGTCAAGGTATGCAGTGGAGTGCAGACGAAGTGAAGTATCAAGGTATTTCTTTTTCTGCAATTGAAAGACTATGACAAAAACGATTAGTAGTATTATAACAAGCGCTTTAAATCTTAATAACAATAATCCGCTGCCCGATCAAATCGAACAGTTTTTTGCTGTAGAAATGTTTTTTGACTCTGGAACGGTAAGGCTATGGTCAGGCATAGGAACTAAAACAATAAATGGTAATTCTTTTTTAGGTACTGGCGATTTGCTTGGAATCTCGGAAACAAGAGAGTCAGGTGATATGACCGCTCATGAGCTTACAGTTTCACTTGACGGTTTGGATAGTGGAATTCTTACAGCCGCATTGACAGAGCAATATCAGGGGCGTCGGGCAAAAGTTTTGTGGGGAATAACTACAGGCAATGATGCTGTAGAAATTTTTGCTGGTTTTATGGATATAATGACAATAAATGATAACACTGATCGTTCGCAAATTTCTTTGACTATCGAAAGCAAATTGTTGATTTTAGAAAGACCGCAGGAAAGAAGATATACGCAATCTAGTCATTTAAAAAGAATCCAAATAGACAGCCTTCCAAGTTCTAATGATTCATTTTTCAATTGGACAGTTTCTTTAGGCAATAATCGTATTGTGCCTTGGGGTAAAAATGCAGAATGATTTTCAGTCTTTTTACCGATATATCGAAGAAGTAAGGGAGCGGAAATTTCGGCTGCATTCATTTGATTGTCTTACTTTTTCTAATGAAGGATTTAAAAAAATATACGGTAAGGGTTGGGCAGAAGATTATCTGAATGTAATTAAATCAGGTTCGCGCTATAAGGGGCTGAAAGCTATTCTAAAATATACGGACACAGCAAACGGACTTGAGGCATTAGATACGATTATGGATCGTGTAGGAACATTCCCGCAAAGAGGCGCACTGGTTGCTGCGCAAACGAAAGATAAGCGTTTGTTCGATTTTGCGCTAGGCATTTCTGACGGAAGATATTCAATTTTTCTAAATAATCCTAAAGGTCTTATTTTTCTTGAGACACATCTTTGTCAGGGAGCTTGGTTATGGCCGCAACAGTAGGCAGTAACATTTTATCTGCTCTGGGTTTTGCTGAAGCGGTTGGAACAACAAAAGTATTATTTGGTCTTACAAATATAAGTACTGTTGTTGGAACAGTTGCAATTACTGCTACAAATCTTGCTGTGAATTCTGCCGTTCAACGTCACATGGAAGCGCAAGCAAAGAGAAAAATGCTTGAGGCAACAAAAGGTTACTTACTTAATACAATTGAGCCAACATCAAACCAACAATTTGTATATGGGAAAATTCGCAAGGGCGGTGCAATCACGTTTCAAGAAAGTACAGGAACAGAAAATAAATTTTTGCATATGATTATCTGTCTTGCAGGGCATGAAGTAAACGCAATAAAAAATATCTACTTAAACGAAAACGATTGTGGATTAGACAGCGTTTCAAATGGATTTATCACGGCTCATGGATATAACAGCAAAGTATATATCCGTAAGTTTCTAGGCGCTGACAATCAAGATGTATATTCTACCATTAATTCTGACAGTAATTTATCAGAAACTGGTGGTAAGCCTGAGTACGAAGTCTCATCAGGTGTAGCTGCAAGCAATACAGAAAAGACTAATTTCAAAGGGCAGGGGATTGCTTGTCTCTATGTGCGCTTTGAATATGACCGTGATGTGTTCACTGAAGGATTACCAACAATTACGGCCATCATTGAGGGTAAAAAGGTTTATGATCCGAGGAAAGATAGTACAAGCGAAGGATATGATAGCTCTCTTGGCGTAAGCTCTCATAGATCAGGAACAAGTTCTACGTGGCAATATTCAGCAAATGCAGCGATATGCGTAAGAGATTATATACAAGCCAGTTACGGGCTTGATGATGGGAGCTATATCGACGATGTAGCTTTTTCTGTTGCTGCAACTGTATGCGATTCCTCTACTGCTCTTGCTGACAGTGGGAATGAAGCACAATATGAAATAAACGGTGCAAATATCATGGGCGCTGTGCCTTCGGATATTTTACGGAGTATGATGCAAGCCTGTGGTGGTATACTTTATTGGAGCCAAGGCTTTTGGGGTCTCAAGGCAGGTTCTTATTCAGCACCGATTAGAAACTTTACATTAGAGGATGTCAGAAGTGATATCAATATTGTTTCAAAGCAGAGTAGGCGAGATAATTTTAACGTAGTACAAGGAACTTTCGCCGATGCAAAAGATAATCTTTACGTCACTCAAGAATTTCCGTCGATACGATCAACAACATTTATTGCAAATGATGGCGGTCAGGAAAACGTTTTCGATATTGATTTTAATTTTGTTACAAGCGCGTCACAAGCCCAGCGTTTGGCAAAGCAGATATTATTTAGACAAAGAGAAGAATTTGTTTTTCAAGCGGAATTTAGCCTCAAAGCTTTGGACTTACGTGTCAGTGATGTAATTTCTTTCACTGATAATCGTTATGGCTTCAGTAATAAACCGTTTGAAGTTATTTCATATGGATTGGTTAATAACTCTGATGCTGGTGATTTGCGTGTAGCCTTGACACTAAGAGAAACGTCCAGTGCTGCATATAATTGGAGTGCTGAAGAAGAACAAATAACATCCAACAATTCTACGCTTGCTAATTACAAAGATAATATCCTGCCAAGCAATCTTTCCGTCAATGATGTTGGTGGTTTATCAGCAGATGGAACTGTTGTACGAATGATGAGGTTAAATTTTAGCACAGCAAATAATATTTTTGTTGAGAGATATTTAGTCGAATATGCACTTTTCGGTACAACGGCATACACCACGCATATATTGAATGCAGATCAAACATCTGTTGATTTAGGTCCAGTGCAAATAGGTCAGCAATACACGATAAGACTTAGGGCTTTTACATCAGCGGGAAATTCGCACACGCCAATTACAATAAATCATACTCCATCAGGTGATACGACAGCCCCAGCACTCGCTACGAACATATTAGGTACGGCTGGCTATCGTCAAAATATAATTTCATGGACCAATCCCAGCGATGTTGATTTTAGAGAAGCACAAATTTTTGCTTCAAGCACAAATAATTCAGCATCAGCGGCAATCATTGGATCGACCGCAGGGACATCTTTTGCACATTCAGGACTTACTCAAAATTTAACTAGATATTATTGGGTAAAAACAAGAGATACTTCAAATAACATTTCGGGCTTTTCGTCAGGCACGGGTGCTGTAACAACGCTCGCTGATCCCCAAGATGGCGTTGATGGTGCGCAAGGTCCAGCGGGTGCGCAAGGTCCAGCGGGTGCGCAAGGTCCAGCGGGGCCACAAGGACAGGCGGGAGCTGCTGGTGTAGATGGAGCGGCTGGCGATACCGTTATTTCAGGTCAAGTATTTTATCAAACTTTGCAATCATCTTCTCCAAGTACACCTTCGGCCTCTAGTTATACAGTTTCATCAGCGTCGTTTGTTGGTCTTTCAACAGGATGGGGATTATCTCAACCACCAGTAAGTATAACTGATACATCTATATTGGAATGGTCATCAAATTTTACTGTTACAATTGATGGAACGTCGGGCGCACAAACACTTGTTTTCACAGCGCCTGCAAGTGCGATCCAAGTAACAACTGATTTAGAAAGCGATAATTATGACGGTGCGGGATTTGATAGCAGTGGGAACAGACTTTCACCAAATGCAACAGTTGGCTGGCATATAGATCGTAGCAGTGGCTCGGCTGAGTTTCAAAATGCTATTATTCGCGGAACCCTTGATGCTGGTGATATTACCACTGGATCACTCACGGCAGACAGGATTAATCTTACAGGCTCACAATTGCAGAATAGCGGCGGAGCTTTGATTGTTTCAAATGCTGGAATTGATACTACACAAATAGCTTCACAAGCCGTGATTGGTAGAGAGTTTCAATATAATTCTGGTGCAACAGGTTTATATGACGAAAATCAAGGTCGAATCGTAAATGCAATAAATGGATTTGTAAAAGAACTTGGGACAGATAGTGATATATTCATCACATTCAATGTTGGTGTTTCAAGGAAACCAATAGCCTTTAAAATATTCTATAATATAGGAACCTCCTACACATCAAGTTTATCAACAAACGTTACTCAAGCATCAATGGTAGGCACAGCATCTATATATGAATATTTTGTCAATCATTACGGATCAGGCGGTAGTGGTGCGGGTGCGGTAAGTTCTTACACGTATAGATTGGGCGGCTCCAGTGCATTGGCGGCTGGGACTTATAACATAGCCATTCATTGCCGTGGGTCATCTTCAAATGATAGTCAAACGAGAGAACATACTTTGATCGTGCAGGAGATAAAAAAGTGAGGCCGATTTTCACTATTTATAATATAGCTACAGGAGAAATCTCAGCGCAGTATAGCGGAAATGATATTGATGCAAATACACCATTAGGTTTTGCTTATATCAAAGGAAGTTTTGATGGTTTGAATATGAAAGTTGTTGATGGTAACGTTGTATCTAAAACGACAGCAGAATTAGATGAAATTATTATTCAAAACTTTTGGGATGATTTGCGATCAAAGCGCAACATCTATCTTGATGAAAGCGATTGGACTCAAGTGCCTGATAGCCCTTTAAGCGACGAAAAAAAAGCCGAATGGCGTATATATAGGCAATCGCTGCGAGATATTACAAATACGCTTGACCCTCTAAATATAACTTGGCCTAGTCAGCCAACTTAAATCATGCTAAGGTCCGATTACATATGTAATTCAAAGAGGCTGATCCATGGCAAGCTTTAACAAAATAAATGACTTCGTTGAAAATGCTGTCGAAGGTATGAATCTGGGGACAGATACGCTTACAATAGCGCTTTCTAATACTGCACCAAATGCCGAAAGCTCTGATCCTACGCAAGATTCAAATGGAGTCTTGGCAAATGTAACCCAGATAAGCTATACAAATCTTTCTTCACGAAATTTAGCTAACGTTACATCCGCTCAAGCATCAGGCACATACAAGTTATCCGCCGATGATCTTACGCTAACGGCAAGTGGCGGGTCGGTCGGGCCTTTTCAGTACATTTATATCTATAATGATACTGTTTCCTCTCCTGCTGATCCTCTCATCGGATACTATAACTATGGTTCTCAATTAACGCTTAATGATGGTGATAGCTTTACCATTGATATAGGAACGAATGGTATTCTTACCCTTGCGTAAAACTTATCAATGGCCTCAGATCAGACAATTCACTCATATGTCTTAGATAACGGCCTTGGTGTCTTTAGCACTTTGGCCGCTTCTAACCATTTATATATTGGATTGGTTAAAACTGGTATCATCGGCACGTCATTTAACCCAAATGATAGTGGGTCTTATTCGTCAGTAACAAATAGTAATAATTTGTATGGCAGCTATCAAATGGCAACAAGCGATATAGCCAGCCCATCTTTTATAACGGGAACATACGGTAGAGAGGTTGTATTTAGTCAAATGCAAGGTGCTGTTTCAACGGCAGGAAATGTAACCCATTATGCACTTTATGAAACAAATGGAAGCAGGGTTTTGATTACGGGGAAACTACAATCAACAACGAATATGAGTGCAAATGGAGTGTTCAGCACTCAGAGTTTTAGTGTTGGATTAATAGCACCAGATTAAAGGGTTGACATGGTTAAAGTAGCAGATCGGGTTAAGGTAAGCACAGCAACAACTGGCACTGGTACTATTACCTTAGGGAGTGCCGTGAGCGGATTTGTCGTTGTTCCTTCATCATTGAATAATCAAACTCTTAGGTATGTGATTGAAGAAGGAAATGATTTTGAAATTGGCACAGGAACTTATACTCATTCAGGAACAACGCTTTCCAGAACTCTAACGGTTTCATCTACTGGTTCGCTTCTTAATCTGTCAGGAAGTGCAACGGTATTTCTAAGTTTGGCAGCCGTTGATATTCAAGAACTTTTAGACTTTTCTAATTTGTTTAGCCTGCCATCGTCAGATGGAACTAGCGGCCAAGCATTGACAACGGACGGTTCTGGTTCTCTTACCTTTTCAACAATCTCAGGCGGCGGTGGTTCTTCACCGTCCGCACTTACGGAAACAACTTTCTCTGCAACTGCAAACCAAACGGCTTTTGTCGTTAGCAATGGTATTACTTATGCAGCAAATGTATCTGTTTTTCGAAATGGTGTTAAACTCGAAGAAGGATCGAGCAAAGATTACACTGTAAATGCATCTACTAATACAGTGACCCTAACATCAGGGGCTACTCTAAATGATGTTGTTGAAGTCCTTGAATACGGTCAACCACAGTCAAGCGGGACCGGTGTCACGGTACACGCAAATCAGGCTGCGATGCTGACAGATGCAGTCAGTGCTGCGGAGGGCACACTCCATTATGATACTAACAGCAATATACTTTATGTAAAGAAGCGTTCGGCTGGTTCAAGCGGATTTTTTCTTCTTGCATCAATAACAAATGTTAGTCCACAAATTAATACCTTCTCAGAGGCAACAGGTGGTGCGGCGGCGAATAATCTTTCTACTGCTGGGACTTTTGGTCTTACCGCATCTCAAAACAGCGTCATAACGATTAACGCTACTGACGATAATTTAGACACGCTTACGTATTCTGCGACTGTAACATCAGGCACTGCAACAGATGTAATTAGTTCACCGTCTTTCCCTGTCACTAATCAGTCGAGTAATGTTTTCACGCTTACGCCAGCGACCTCAGGTGGGGGATCAGTGACTATCCGCTTTGATGTGTCAGACAGTAGTTCCGTTGATAGTGTTACTCAAACCTTTTCTATTTCATTTAAGATAGCTGATAGTCGTTTTACC